CAAATATATTACATTGTGGAATCCCCCGAACAGTGGCGAGCTTCTGGACGCATTGCAAAAAACAGAGGATTCGATGTTCCACCCACGTGCTAACGTCTGGGTAATGTTGAAAGGGCACCGAGGTTGGTATATGAAGTTGGTTGACTGGGAGAAAGGTTTGTTAAGCGGATGGAGGTGGACCGCCCTCCTAAACACAATCGCAAACGTTGCCAAGATGTATGCTTATCGGAAGAAGATGATGCTAAGGTTAGAACTTTTCAATGACCTTGGTGATCCTATACGATATGACGTTGCACAAGGTGATGACATCGATGCTGCTGCAACCAATGTTGAACAAGCAAACGCCCTACTTGGAATGTACACTGAGACGGGGTTCATACTTAACCCAAAAAAACTATTTATGTCTAACGTTTCAGATGAATACTTGAGGCAACTGGCTACCCCGAATAGATTACAAGGTTATCCAGCGCGTGGTATAGCTTCTTTATGTTTTCGTAACCCAATCACGCAAGAGGCAAAGGTTGGTGAGGATCGACTTAGAGAGCTAGCTGCTAACTGGCTGATGTGTGGTCGGAGATGTCATACTCCGATTGCAATAACCGAGTCACTCATGATCAGGGACTTAGCTAATGCCAATGGTATTTCAAAAGAGGATGTCAGAAAATATATACATGCTCCAGCCACATACGGTGGACTGGGACTAGAACCGTTGAACGCATATCGTGTTACACTGGTCAAGTCACGCATCATCACAGCACTACCGACAGTGCAAACTCCACCTCTAGCAGAACAGTTCCCAGCTTGGGCTCGCAGCACAATAGTGAGCACATGGCTGTCAGGTGTTGAGTACGGACCTAAATTCAAGCCTAAGTACAGCAGATTTAGCATCACATTCAATCTCGAGAAGCCTCCTGATTTGTGGAAGATCTCACCTGTATATCCGTCATTTACCAGCCGATTTGAGCCAAGAGTTAGACCAGATGTTTCACCATCACTCGTGGCAGCATACAAGGAGAAGGTATCCAAAGCACGGATGCAGGAGATTACAGACGATGCTGACGCATGGCTAACCGCTGAATCAATTGAGATGTTGAAATCGTTAAAAGCACGGTCTTCGATTGCTTTCATTAAAGACTGGTTAACAGGAAATCTACCATTCCACACTCCCGAGGATTGGTATCAAGGCTCTTTCCTGGCTGCGCCAGTTTATTCTGAAGCTCGCGAAACTGGGATGGCAATGATTGCAACCTCAGCTAACATCACACTGAACCTAGTGAGAAAGGTTGCTTTTGCTTGTGAACACGGGACGAAACGGTACATACGTGCGTCCAAGTACGTGTACACTAACTAAAGTAGCTGTTAGCAGAACAAATAAAATGTCCACGTAACCCAGGCGTAAGCCTGGGTGAAAGCTCTGATGTGCCTCCCCGGAGGGAGGTGTTAGGGTCGAATAATACTAATCTCGTATTGTTCCCGTGGGGGGTCTTTGATCTCCTGCGGCCAATCTGATGTCACGCTCCTCTTTGGAAACATGGACGAGGCCGCCTGCCGGATTGGGAAGAGGTTGTTGACCTTGTGTCAGCCGGGTAAGTCCATCTCGTTAATCATGGGTATTGATAACACGTCGTATACCGAGCCGGAGATCCAAAGTGGCTTAAAACTAGGGGGAGTCTCACCGAACCGAAGGGAGGAGGTGAGATTGTACTTCTAACACGATTAAGTTATCAAACATAGCTAGACCGAAAACAGCTATCATAATGACCGAACGGTAACCCCAACCACAGTAGACTAACGAAAGGGCGGGTGAAAGTAGGGTGATGGGTGAATAGGTTACGCGACCAACTGTTATATCAACTAATATCTAGTAAGTTGACGAATTCTGCACTAGATGTAGCATATCATACACCGACATGTATATGTGAGGGGCCATCAAGAGTGGCAGCTGGCGTGGTGGCGGAGGACACCCAGCAACAATACCTGACTGATCTCAAATAATGGGGTCGTAACCAACATGAACTTGAACCTACATACTTAGAGGGGCGGGCGAATGAGTAAATGGTGAATAATTCGGAGAGCCTGGACGGCGTCAAACGA